CCGTAGATACAGGGACGGCGCCTGGTCTTGGAGGAGTACTGCTGAGAGCTATAACGGAGTTCTCAGGAGACGCTATTTGGAGGCCGAAAGGTCCTTGAGGGAGGATGGTCTGTCCGGTTACCAGGACTGGACCATTAGGGCTTTCCTCAAGACGGAGAAGAATCGCTTGCCAGGCAAAGCCATGAAGCCCAGGCTTATTTATCCCAGGTCGCCAAGGTATAACCTGGAGTTGGCAAGTAGACTTAAACCGTTTGAGCACTGGCTTTGGGGAAGGCTCAACGGGACCGTTCTAAATTGTGGATCCTCTAGACTCGTTGCGAAGGGTCTGAACCCGAGACAACGCGCCAACCTGATTGTTAGGAAGTTTGGGGCTTTCAACAATTGCGTTTGTTTCGAGGCGGACGGGTCGGCGTTTGAGGCCCACGTAGGTCCAGCTCATTTGGAGGCAGAGCACGCTGTCTATGCGACGGCTTTTCCAGGCGACGGCCGCCTGGGTGTTTTGCTTTCCAAACAGTTGGAGCTGCGTGGCACAGCGTCTTGTGGTGCAAGGTTTCGTAGGAAGGGCGGTAGGGCCAGCGGTGACTTCAACACGGGGATGGGGAATTCGTTGTGTTTTCTCGTTGAAGTTGTTTCTGCCCTCCGCACTTTCGGCGTGACCTTCGATGTTCTTGTGGATGGTGACAACGTTTTGGTCTTTTTGGAGGCCGTGGACGCGGGACCTGTGGTTGAGGGTTTTTCCCGCCTGATACAAGATTCATCTGGCCATGAGGTTCTGTTAGAACGTCCGGCTCGTCGTTTGGAGGACGTGCGTTTCGGTGGCTCTGCCCCCGTGTTTTTGGGCGACAAACACGGGTGGAGCATGGTTCGCGAGTACCATCGCGTTGTTTCAGGTGCCTTCAGTTCTCACATCTACTTGAAAGAGCAGGTGTTTGCACGGGAGTGGATGGTAGGAGCAGCCATGTGCGAGCTTTCTCAGGCTCGTGGAGTGCCGATTTTGCAGGAATTCTTTGCCTGCGCCATCAAAGCCTTGGGACCCGTGCGACGGGTTCGGGAGCATCCGCATAGGGATTCTCTCGCTTTGGGGGCGTGGTTTGCGACTGTGGACAGTGTTATCGAGGTGACGACGGAAGCCAGGTGCTCTTTTGAACTGGCGTACGGTGTTTGTTCCGAGGACCAGGTTAGGCTTGAGAGGTCTTTCCAGCGTATGGAGTTTGGTGGTCTTTGGAAACATTTCAGTTTCGTGGAAACGCGTGCTGATTTGGCAAGCATCGTTGATTCGTTGTTGCGTTAGGTGCATTTGGGAGGCTTGGGTGTTCGTTTTTCCGTGGTGAGCGGCGGGTGTGTGTGTCTTGGTTTAGAGTTCGACGTGCTGCACTTGGTAGTTCTTGTGCTTTTGGTTAAAGGTTTCACAAACTTCTTGCCTTTCGAGGTGCCCTAGCTATGGTGGGGGGCTTAAATTGATTCCACACGCGACGCCTCAACTCTGTAGGCACGGTAAGTATCACGCGGTATAACGCCTCTGATAGCATGCTGCGTACGGCCACGGTTGTTAGAAGTAAATCCTTTTAGCTTCGCCAGGGGGTCTCTGCCTGGTTCCCGCAACAGAGCTGCCAACGTTTGGGCAACGTTGGTTGGATTGATTGCCCTAATGGTCGTGATACGGCCGCGAACTCCAGGGTTCGCCTCCCCCTAGTAAGTAGCTAACGCGGGCCACTGGGGGGTTGACACTTGTTTAATTGGTG